AGTCAGTGCAATTGACAACACAGGGCCAACTACCCCAATCTCTCCAATTGCCGTATCCGGCAACAGTGGAACAATGACCTGCCCCAACGCTCCAACTGCTTGAACGCCGACCAGTTCTTCTGAATTGGAAACAGAAACCGATCCGACTGAGCCGCTGGAAGCGTTACCAAACAAATCAAACGCAGCATCTCTGGTCAGAGTCCCAACCGCCCCAGAAGCCGCCACCCCTGCCAAAGCAACTGTGCTGGACAGAGTAAACAAACCAACCGAGCCAGTCGCCGTGTCCCCAGACAGATCGGCACTCTTACTGGCAGAAACCGATCCAACTGCACCGGTGGCTGCTACGCCTATCAAGGCAAGCGTCAGTGTGGCTGTGACCGTGCCAACCGAACCAACTGCTACATCCCCTGTCTCTGCTGAAGACTGACTTGGAGCCAAGGAGCCAACAGAACCAGTGGCAGACTTTCCAGTCAGAGCAATGGAAATGACGGGCGTGACCGTTCCCACGGCCCCGGTTGCTACATCTCCTGTTGCTTCAAGAGTGCCACCCCAGCCGTTTGCCCCCCACGTTTGGTAGCCCCAGCCGAGAGACATTGCTTAGCCTTTAGGTGGTTGCGATTCGCAGCAAACCGGTTGTTGTGGTGTTGGAAGGCATCGTCAACGTGAATGTTCCCGCCGTGATGGTCTGGTCACCAAACGTGTAAACAGCCACGGCCTTATTGCTTTGAGTTGAGTTGTAGATCAGCACTGCATTGAAAGCCGTTGTGACTGTCAGCGCAGTCCAAGAAAAACTTGCCGTTGGAGTCCAGTACGCCACGCCAGCAGTCGATGAACTGTTGGTAGCAATCGGAGCCGTGCCATTGGTAACTGTTACACCACCAGCCGTGTAGCCAGTACCAGAAGTGTTTGTGACTTCACCAGTGGTGCTGTATGCAGTTGTGGCGGCATTGACCGTTGCCGAAGTAAAGTACAAAGCGGCTTTAAACGTGTCAGCAGTGGTAGCTGCACGAATAGGCGCAGTGCCAAAGTTATGAGTTCCCGTCAGAATTTCTCCCATGAAGGAGGTACACATTGATGCGGTATTTGCCATGACAGCCCCTTAAAAAGTTCCGGTTTCACCACCAGCAGGCGGCATTTTCTTCAGCGTCACATGCACAGATCGGTGGACAAGCTCACCCTCCAGCCAGTACTCAGTCCATGTGGTCAATTCATTTTCGTTGTCCACGGTTCCCTCGCGCTTCTCCAGCAGAGAGTCATCCATGTCACCTTTGGTTGTGGTTACCAGCATGTTTTCCCCTTAAATGATCCGTATGACAGAAGTTTCTGGATTATCCGCTGGCAACTGGATCATGAACCCTTGATTGGCCATTGTTTGATCCGTACCGAAGTTGAACACCCCAATTGACTTGTTCCCCTTGGTGTAGTTGTATATCAACGCCCCACGGGTTGTAAAGTTTGCGCCCGGCCATGTGGGATCATCAAAAGTGGCATATCCCGTCCCATTGCCCTGCTGGACGACCACATTCAACAGTACTTGCCCGCCTGCCGTGTAACCAGTTCCAGATACCTCATTGGTGGCTGAATACACAGCCGTGTCCGGGCCAAGGTCGGCAGAAGAGGTGTACAACGCAATCTTCAGCACATCATTGACGAGATCGTGCACGCCCAAGAGGACCTGCTCTTTGAAACTGGTGGTGAGGCCTGCTGTAATCATTGGACAGGGTTCCTAACTTGACCTTCACGATAAGTATCCGTACGCTGCTTGCCATCGCCCAAGTTCTTCAGAAGCGCCAATGCTTCCTTGTACTTGGTGTCGTACAGCACCATCATGTCCTGCTCGCCCTTCATAAAGGTATATGCCTCAACCAGTGAGCCATACAGCAACACGGAATCAAAGTTGTCACCCAGCCATGAAGTGCCCGCAGTCACAATCGACACAGGATAGTAATAGTAGTGCAACTCCACAGTATAGGTCTGGCCCGGGGTAGGGCCCATGATGAAAGACAGCTCGTTTACATTGCTGCTCTGTGGCCCAAAAATGGCGTAGTATTTCGGTAAATCAGTGGCAGATGGGTTGGAATACACTTCACGGATGAAGTTCACATCCTTGTCCAGCAAGTAAGTGTACGTCTCATTTGCTGTCCCGTAATCCTCAATCACGGCCAAGGAATAGACCGACAAAAAGTCATCCGGGGCAGACAGATACTTATTTCCGGACGTAATTGTTCCCAACTGATTTTTGCGTAAGTTGGCCAACTGAACCGTGTTGTACACCCGTTGCTCTGCTTGCTTTACAAAAGTGGCAAGCTCCGTCTCCGTGAACGTGTTCTCGGTGTAGTCGGCAATCGCAATGATGAGTTCGGCGTAAGTCATGTGATCCGCGTGGTTACAGGGGACAGCACACCTGCTGCCACCAATTGCTTGGAGTACGGCATTGGCTGCATGCCAATGCTCGCAAATGAAGAGTCCGCCGTCAAGCCTACATAAACCGTGACATACAGCCTTGATTCTGGTCGAGGCTGATACAGGGCTTGGGGTTCCGTGATGTTGCGCTTTGGCTCCAACTGCGGATGCTTTGGCTCGTAGCACTCCTCACAGACCTTAAAACCTTTCCAGTCCTTGATCAACGCGAGCAGCTTGTACCGTTGACCGCACTGATCACACAGTGCAATCGCAAATTTGCCGGAAGCGTAGCCCGCGCCCATGATTACCTACCCGAATAGGTTGGTGTCAGGAACACGCTGGCAGTATCTCGATCTTCCGCCGCTGCCCGGGCAAATTCTTCCTCATACAACTGTTTCAGGACAATCATGCGATCCGGAGCCTTCTTTACCGCCAAATGGAACGCCAAGGCAGCTACCAAGGCCGGTAGGAAGCGGAAAACGATGTCGGCAGTGTTGGTATAGGCACCGGTGTTTTCAATGCGCCTGATGGCGTAATACACAAACGTCCACGTCTGTGTATCGTCAGGAGAGGGGTACAGGTACACCGTGGTGGGAACAGCGCGTTGTACATAGTACTGAGCGGGTCTGGACTGGGTGTTCTTGTTTGGGATATGCAGCCATTCAGCGCGGCTGATCCGATCAATCGTGATGTCCTGCTGGGTGGATTCACCAGCATTGGTACGAATCACGGCTGACAAAGCATTTATTGTGTCATCGGGCAAGTTGTATTCATACACCCCAGCCGTCAGCACCTGTTGGCGCTGCTCAATCGTCCAAAGGTTCAATCCGCGATTGGCCCACTCAGCAAAAATAATATTTAACGACCGAAGGGCCGTTTTCATGTCGTAGCCAGCCCTGACCTCTATGCCACAGCGTTCATACGCCTCAGCAATCAGATCATCGAACTGGAGATCAAAGTTGGCTACGCCTGAAGTGGTCATGGATTAGCAAATTTTGGCAGTACGAGCACGCGCAGCACCAACGCCGCGCACTTGGACACGGCCACCTTCGGAATAGCCGCGCTCGGCAATACCTTGGCCACGCATTGCTGCACCGCCTTTTTTCATGCCCTTGGCTTTCTTCTCAGCCTCTTCTTCCATTGCGCTTTCCATACCCTTGAAAGGCATTGCTTTTGCAGATTTCTTCATGGATTCACCACCTTTTTGAAACTTTTTGCCTTTACTGGCTTCACTGAAATCCATCGCCACAGACTGTGGGATGCCTACTTTTTTTGCAAATGCTGGATTATGCGCTGCCGCATCCATCAATCTCTTTTGTTTTGCGGACTTTGCTGGAATTTTTAGCCCTTCACCTGAAGAAGCTTGTCGAGTTTTTCTTCCAGCTTGTTAAATCTTTGGTCAATGTGGTCAGTGATGCGCTGCACCTCGGATTTGGTCACGAAGTCCCGATGGTTCTCCTCCCGAGTCTTGTTCAGGAGGATATCCAGCCGCTTCAATTCATCAAACTTTTCACGGATAAAGAACCACAGCCCGGCCAAAAGAACGGATAAAGCAGCCGACCAAATTGAATTTGCATCCATCAACATTTCCATTTTTTGAGGCTCTTGTTGATCCTGCTATTAGGGTCTTTGGCCGTCTTTGCACTTGTTAATTTTTTCTTCATGCCCGTCATTCGGGAACAAAAGGAATCTTTTCTTGACCCGCCTTCTGGCTGAGGAGGTTTCAGGTTCATGCCCTGCTTTTTGGCAGAAGCCCGACCCTTGGCATTTAAACCACCGGTCGGGCTTTTACCTTCAGCTCTTTGCCAAGCAGGGGATTTAGCCATATCAGTACATCTTGCACTTGGTTTTGCCGCGAACAGCAATACCATCGCCACGGCCAGAAGAAACCGCACCCCCCTTGCTAAGCCGCATGCCCTTGGCAGCTTGAAAAAATCGGTTTATCACTTGAGGAGGCGGCATCATACTCTTAGAGGGGGCTGGAGCTGGAGCTGAAGCCTTTGGAATAGCGTTTTGAATTGCGGCAGCTATGCCCCTAGACTGGGTAGAGGCTGGAACAACTTTTTGAATTGCGTCGGCTATGCGTTTACCAAACATAATTGTTCTCCTTAGTACATCTTGCAAGGCTTGTTGCGAGCTACGCCCACGCCGCGAGGGGAGAATGAGCTAGAGGGCTTGGGGCCGCTCTTGCGGGCAGTCTGTTTCGGACCGCCCTTGCCCATGTCCTGCTTGTTGGCACCGGGTTGAACTTCGCCTTGATACTGATCAATGGCCATTTTTGCTGCACGTCCCATGATGGACTCCTTATCCGTAGAAGACTGTGAGGCCAGTCTGGTTGGTCATTTGGCCATAAAGACCATTGGTGGCCACGATGCCATCACCGGGAACCAGCAATGTGACAGTGTCCGAGGAATTGGTGGTGTCCCATGAAGTCATCCAACGGGAACCGACAGCGCCTTGGGAGGCGGCTGCACCAGCGGTGATACTTCCGGAATTGATATCGGTCACGGTGTAAGTGCTTGAGGTGAGAACCGTGACAACATAGTTGCCGTTGGTTCCCCACCCACCTGTACCTGCTCCAAAAGTCAAGCCGACAGTATCCCCCGTAGTAAGCCCGTGGGCCGCAAGGGTGACAGTAATTGTCGTTCCAGTACGTGCGTAGGTGACCGCAGTTGGGGCCGCAGAAGCGTCCCAAATGTTGACTGTTCCCGCTGTAGCCGAACCAATTGCAATCACGCCTTTGAGGCGCGATCTACCAGTGACCAATTGGCCACTGGCGTTTAGATGCGCACTCTTTACGTCAAATTGAAAGCCCATGATGGCCTCCTATTAGGAATTGGCAAACGGTGTAGCAACAGTGCCAGTACCCAATGCAACGCCATTGACCATGTATTTCAAAGCAGCAATTGCAACAATTTGCACCCATGTGCCAGCAACGCCACCGGTTGTTCCACCGTTGAAGTTGATGAAATCATTTGCGGCTGCGGCTGTATAGGCCACCAAAGCATTTGAGCTGTCGGTGTCCACACCAAAGATTGTTCCAACAAATTTGTCAGTGCCATCAGTGCCGATTTTCAATGAGCTTGTGGCAATGGTTGTCGGAACCCAAATTGTGTACACAACACCTTCGTTGTTCAATGTGTTGGGGTCCGCACCGGGGCCTGAAGAGGCCGGATCAGTAGCGGCATTAATTGTGGCCAATGTCAAAGTGATATCTGCTGCCAAAGTGCCGCCAACAGTGAGAATTCGACCGCCATGAGCGGCGGGAGTCAAAGTTGTGCTGGCCGTAATTGCAACAACAGCGCCGGGGCCTTGTTGATAGATGCCGCCCAATGAGCGAACGGGGCCTTGAAACGTAGTGCGTGCCATGTTTTTTCCTTACATGCAAGTTGTAGCGTATCTGTCTGCATGTCGTCGGCCCGGG